TCTAAACCTTTAAATGCTTCCCATTCAGTTTCGTTGGCTAGCATTGCATCTTCAGAAACAGCTATTTGCTTTATTTGTACTAAACTGTTAAATTGATTCTTTAAGTCTTCTATAAGTTCAGACTTAGTGTTATCGTCTAAGTTTTTGTTTTCTTGTATTGATTTAGCTTCGTTTTGAAGTTTAACTTGCTCCTCTACTATTTTAGTTACAAAAGAAGCACCTCTGTGTGTTAGGTTGTTATTTATAATAACTTCTTGTTCTTTTATCTTGTCGTTTAACCGCTCTGTTTTTGTTGTAATTAAATTTGCTATTTGCTTAGAAGACTCACTATCTACGCTAGATTGAGATGTTACAAATCTTTTTTCTAAATCAGTTATTTCAGATTTTAATTTTCTAACTTCTGACAAGCTTTCGTAAGTTGAAAACTGAGAATTGTACATACCCTTAAAAAACGGTACACCCGCAAAAATAAGTCCAAAACCAAAACCTGATGCACCAGCATGGTCCATACCTTGAACAAAAGGTTTTCCATCGATTAAGTTTTGTGCTCCTACAGTAGCAATTTCACCAGCAGCTTCTAATAAAGGTTCGTATACAAGGCCAGAAGCTTTGGATTTAAAATAGTTTTTAGTAGAGTTATCAACTATCTGTTCAGCACCATCATCTAACCAACTTAACTTAGCTCTTTTAAGTATTGGCACAGTAGTAATCTGAGCAAAAACACCTTCAGCTAAACCATAACCTAAACTTTTCAACCAAACTTCACTGTCTGAGTAATCTGCAGATCCAGTAGCAATTTCGTTCTGCATGTCCATCATTTTGCTACCTGCGCTAGAAGCTCCAACAACAACACTAGCAGCTCCACCAGATATAATCATTGCTGCTAGTATAGGTATTTGATTTGAAATTTCTTGACCTATAAATTTACCGGTGTTACTAGCGCTAGAAAAAGCATCATCAAAAGAAACATCTCTAACGTATGACTCTCTTATATCGTTAGTTGCTTTAACGTATTTTGTACCTAATTTCTTTAATTCTTCACTTTGACCTAGTGTCAATATACTTGCTCCTAGATAACTAGTACCAATAACAATATCGGATAAACCTAAGCCTATGTTAGATAAATATTTTTCATGAAGCTCATAGTTTTTAGAAACAGCATTCATTGAAGTAGCTATATCACTAATATCACCTATAGATTTATTTACTTTAGATGAAGCTTCTTTAGTAACTGCTATGTTTGAATTAAAAGAAGAATCTATAGCATTAAATAAATTATATAAATTAGCAGATACATTTGCTTTTTTATCTAAATTAAATCTAGAATTAAAAACTGGATCACTAACAACTTCAGATGCCGCTACAGGATTTACACCGTATTTTTTTACAATATCGTTTAATTCTTTTGCAGTTTGTACACCTCCAGCACCAGCTTCAGAGTATATAGTTAACACTCTTTTTAAATCATCTCTTGATTCTTGTACTTTTTCACTAGCTATTTGAAACTTTTTAGATTTACTGTTATAGTTTTCAGCTTGCTTTGTTTTTTCTTTAATTAAAGAAGCATATAATAACCCTTGGGCTTTATCCTTGTCTTCTGATTCGTTTATATACTGTTCATTTAAACTATATATAGCCTCGTTTCTAGCTGATTCATATAAGTTGTTTCTAACAGCTATTTTAGCTTCAGCAACAATATCTTCATTGCTTTTATTTGGGTTTTTTCTTTTTATTTTTACAATTTCGTTATTTATTTCATCTTCATAAGGTTGTATAGTTTTTAAAACTCTACTAGTCCCGCTTATTGTAGTTCCATCTTCTTGTTTAATACCTTTTGTATATACGTACTTTTTATAAGGGTTAAATAAATCCTCATTAGTCAAATATTCTTCAGATGCTTGATCTTCTTTTATAGCTAACCGCGGATTAAATTGCTCCTTTTTCCATTTAGTAAAATTAACGTCTAATTTGTTTGACTCTTTGGTCCAACCTGGTATGTTAATTTTATCTTTATTAGACTCTATAAAATCATTTATTATACTATTATTTCTTTCAGATACTTTTTCATTTTGTAACTCTATAGGTTTAGAATAAATGTATTCTCCAGTACTAGGATCTAATACTTTCATGACTACAGCTTCTGTTCCTAGTTGAGGTAAAAATCTACGCTCAATTGGAATTTCTTTACCAGAAGAGTCTGTTATTTGATCAGTTTCTTCAAACTCAATACCTGATCCTTTATATAAATTTCTAAAAACATTTACAGCTGTTTCTTCTTCTTGACTAAATAATTCTTTATTAAAATTATTAACTTCAAAAATACCTTTATCTTTATTATATGTTCTAGATTTCCATGCGTCTTTAAGCTCTGGAAGTTTTTCAAAAGGAGATTTTGCTTTTATTACTATTTCTTCTAAATCAAACTCTTTTGGTCTAGTTCCAAAAGCCTCTGCATATTCTTCAAAAGTTTCTGGATAACCTTTTTTACCAGCCTTTGTTTTTAAGTAAGTATCTTCATATACTATATTGCCACTTTCTAATTCTATAAATCTTGGCTTAGGATCTTCTGATACCAAAGAAGTATCTACCTGCTTTAATTCCATATTCTCGGATGCTTGCCCCGGACTTGATGTTACAGTCGCACCCTTTGCCGCAACATCGCTTGTCTTTCCCACTTTTTCTTCAACAACTTCTAATCCATCAGTGTTTGAAATATAATCATCTAATATAGTAAAGCTGCTGTTTTCAAAACCTTCTATTACAAATTCTTCAGATATATCTTCTCCTTTATATTTATATGACATTTTTTATTATTTTTATTGCATTAATGGGTTTAGCTTCTTCTTAGTGCCTGCTCTAACAGCGTCTGAAAACTGCTTTCTTATTAATTTAGATTCTTTAGAGTCTCCTTTAGCTATTTTAGATTGTTCTAAAAGTTTCGTATAGAATGATATTCTACTATCAGGATCATTCATATTAATAATTAAATCCACATCGGCATCTTGTCGATCCTCCGCTTTTATTGTAATAGTATTATTATATTTATCATATTTGGCATCTATACCAGAGTATTCTTTAAGATATGATATAGGATTTTTTCTTACTTGATCGTAAAAGTCTTTACCTGTTTGTATAGGACCTTCTTTAGTTGTTGGAGTTTTTACTTTTTCAGTACGTACTACTAACCTATCTGGTTGGCGTGCTAAAAAATAATCAGTGTATTTTTTTACAAATTCATCTTGAAATTCATCAGTATTTACATTTTCTATTGTAGCAATTTTTCCCGTAAATTCATTTCTAACGTTTTTATCTGCTAAAATATTGTTGAAGAAAGCAACTTTAGCATTAGTTGTTTTCATAGCATCTATATTTGATTTAACATCAGCTTTAATACTATTTTTTAATGCTTCTTTGTTTACTTTTCTAAAAGTAACCTTTTCACCTTTTTCATTAAGTTCAGTATCTTCACCCATCAAAACTGTATTTCTAAGGCTTTTCTTTCCAGTGCTTTCATCTACATCATACACGTAAGCATTACTTAGGTTGTTTAAATGAGTAGTTTCATCAGGAATACTATTAATCATATCTGTTCCACCGCTTAAAAAGCTTTCTAAAACATCTAAAGAATAAGTATTAGGTTTACCGTCTTCGCTAGTAATTTCAATCGAAGCTGAGTAAACACCATTATCACTGTTTATCTTTATCTTTCTTTCTCCAGGTCTTTGATCTAAGAATACTTGTAAATCTTTTAATAATTCAGGATTAGAGTATAAATCATATCCACCCATCTTACCTTTTTGTTTTAGCACTTTTTCTAAATCAATTGAGCTAGCGGAAAAAGACTCTATACTAGTTCTTACTTGATCTGGTATAGCTAATATACTTGCTGCTTCAGCTCTTTTTTTAGCAATTTCTTTAGGGTCAGTTATAGTACCGTTTTGTATCATACTCATTATATCACTGTATGTATCTATAATACCTGTAAACTCTTCACCTATGTTAAGAGCAGGGTTTTTCGCGCTTAGTTTAGCTAAACTTTCAGTTACTTGATCTTCTTTTCTTTGGTAATACTGTGCTGCTTTTTTATTTTCTTCAGCTATCTTTTTTAATCTAGCAGCTTCTGTATCTTGCTCTTTTTTATAAGCACTAGCAACACCAGCAAAAGTTCCTGATATTGTTTTCTGTAAATCAGCAAAAGCTTGACCGCTTTGAGTATCTACTACTTGTTGTGGGTTTCTATAACTCATTTCTTATTTATTTATTATTTACCGCTAACTCCCATTGAACTTGCCATTTCTTCTCTAGTAGTAGTTTTATTTAAGCTAGTAGTGTTTCCATTTAAGTTTGATGACGTTGTGTATATCGTTGGTGGTGGTGGTGTTGCAGCGCTATTTGGATTACTAAACGCCCCTGCTGACGCCATACTACCAAAAGTACTTACTACTCCTCCAACAGCACCAGTTATAGCTCTTGTTTTATCTGCTTGAGCTTGTGCTTGTCTAGCTTCTGCTCCTGATATTTGAGCAGATAGCCTATCTAGTTGAGCTGTTTCTCTAGCTTCTCTAGCTGTAAATTCAAACTGTTTACCAGATACATCTGCTTGTTGTAATCTCTGCGCTTCAGCCATTTTCATTTGTTGCTGCTGTAATTCTCCTTGAGCTCTTAGTTTTTCGTTTTGAGCTTCTTGAGCTTCTATACTAGCCGATATACCTTTTTTAGCTTGTAAAGCAGCTTGCGCTAAAGCAGTTGCGCCACCAGCTGCTGCTCCAGTAGCTCTTAATGTATCTAAAGTATTAGCTAATGATATATCAGCTTGTTCAGCTTGCATTTCTGCTGCTTTAGTTGCTACACCTAAATTTTCATATGGGTTTTGTACCATTGAAGATAAGTCTGTAACACCTTCATAAGGGTTAATTATTTCTTGTCTACTATTTTCTAGGCTTAGTAATTTTGCTTCTTTAGCTCTTTTATCAGCCGCTGCTGCTGCTGCTCTTTTGCTAGCTGCTGAAGCTCCAAAAATACCTGTTATTATCGATGCGCCACCTGATATTAATCCGGCTGCTACTATTGGTATTGGCATATTTTTTTGTTTTTATATTTTAATAAGATGATTCTGAATAGTTTGAAGATACAGCAAATAGTTCTTTTAATCCACCTGGATCAGTACCTCCTATTATTAAACTTGTATTACTAGCAATAGTCTGTGGCGTATTTACCTCTATGCTATTACCTGATATAGATACTATATAAGTACCAGTTGTTATACCTTGACCTAAAACAGTTTTGTTAACATCTAAAACTCCATTTATATTACTTAAAGGTATTGTTACACTATTTATTACAGCTTGAGACGTAGTAGCGGTAAAACCGTCTGTAGATACTGTTACTGTAGAAAAATAACCTTTAATACCAGTCATACTGTTACCAAATAGAACTTCTTCTTGTCTAGCTGCAGTGTTATTAACTAAATTAGCGTGGTATTTGTTTTCTTTTCTATTAAATCCAGCTCTAAACACAGGTCGTACCGCCGAGGTAGTTAACGCGGCGTTTCCAGTTAAAGGCGGATTGCTAGAATCAAAAGCTCCTTCATTATAACTGTAAACTGTAGGCTTGCCTTGTGTATTAGCGGTGTCGAACTGACTTGACCAATTACCGCTCCACAGATCTGGTCCAGTTTCATCAGAATTAAAGCTTGTCACTTGCCAACCGTTACTACCTTCGTAGTTTATAGTTTTAAAAACTTTAGACATGCTAACCTTAGGATTAAATACAAACTGTATAGAAGTACTATTGTTCGTATTGTAGAAATTACCTCTATCAACATCTTCAGAATAATGTTTCCATAATTTACCATCATAAAGACTATAGAAATCACTTCTTAAGCTTAATACTTGATCTGGTTTATAAGAAAAGAAACTAGTCCAACCTTTAACACCTTCATCAAACGTTAATGTATTATAACCACTAGAAGTGTTACCAGTTGCTGGGTGAGTAGATACTACATACTGCTTATTGTATATATCCCAACCACCTACTATACTACCTTCGCTAGTTAATGTGTCTATGCGCGCAAACTCGTCTCTAAAGTAATCATACATACCATATGTAGATATTTCAGTTAAACCATCCATAGATAACCTTAAAACAGCGTTTCTATCTTTGTCTGTAAAGTACTTTCTATAACCATAAACAGCAAAGCTGCCTGGATCTCTACTTATACCAAAGTTACCTGCGTAAGGTTGCATAGTACCTATAGTTGTATTTACATTAGTAATGCTACCTCCACCTTCAGCTGAGTATATAGCGTCTTTATCTATTAAAGCTCTCGATACTTTTGACTCTTGAAATACTATTAAGTTAGTATCTTCTGCATATAGTTTTTGTATTGAACCATTAGCTGGATCAGCACTTTTAGTTATCTCAGAACCAACAGCAAATACATTTGTATTGTTTATACCTGTTCTTGAATTAAATATACCAGAATATATTAACGAATTACCTCTATTAACAGCATTAGGCTCATCTTCTACTAAATAAGCTTTTACTCCGTAGTCAACATTAGTGTTGTTGTAACCACCTCTAATTCTAGCTTCTTCAATAGTCCAACTTGGTCCACTACCTTGTGTAGAAATTCTAGGGTAGCCACCTAAAGCAGGCGGTATACCAGTAGAACCGTTCCAGCCTGGTCTGTTATTTCCCGCTAAAGATTTTCTAAGTAAAAAAGAATTAAAATATTTTACCTCTATAGTTGCTGCCATATGTTTATTATTACTTGTTTTATTATGTTATTACTACGTTGTAACGTCAAAGTCCTTAGCTAAATAAACTGAGGAATCTATAGGTGTACTTGTGTTTTGGTAAGGCGGATTATCATTTGTAATACAATTTTTCCAATTTTGAACAACATCAGCTCTACTTGATGAACTAAAAAACCAAACATCTGTGCAAATATTAGTTTTCTTTAAAGTTATTGTATCGACTCCATTTGATATTTGAGACCAAGACCCTGTAACCCCGTAAAAACCGTTAAGAAGAGCTGGATCGGGAGAATTGCTAACTTCGATAGTGGTTAATAGTGAAGTCGTTCTAGGACCATTATCTGAAATTATAGAATATGTAAAAGAGTGTTCAACAACGCTAACAGGTATTACTCCCAGCTGCGCTGTTATAGTTATTTCTTGAAAAGCTTGACCAGCGTCAGTACATTTTAATTTTAAAGTATAAACGCCAGAAGGTAACCCAGACGGGTTAACGTTACTTAGTACGCATGATGTTATTGTATTTGTTCCACCCGCACTAACCCCAAAAGAAGAGCTATAATCAACACCGTTTTTAGCGGCAGTAACTGACCATATTATATCTCGTCCTTGATTACCTGAAGCGTTAGCTCCGTTTACTGCTGTAAATTTTCCAATAATTCCAGGAGAAGTAGAAGAAGTTACAGAATAATCAATAGAAGGCGTAGGTGTTGTACCGTCGTTACCTGGACCACTCATAATAGGATCAGCATTACTTAAACTTGCTGTTTGATTGTAATTAGTTGTAACGCCGTCTATAACAGATGTAAAAGAAAAATTAAAGTCATTAGCACCGTTAGTAGAGCTATACCAAGCTTCATCTACAAAATCTTGAGTTACTTTAATATTGTATATGTTTGTATTAGGTGTCACTTCGTAAAGTTCAAACCAATGACTTACATCTGAAGGTGTAGGAGACTTATTGTCTAAAACAGAGCTTAAAACAAAAGTGTCTCCTGACGCAAAAGTTATAGCGTTGCCAAAATTATCAACTAAAGCAAAATCAACGTTCAACACATCGCTATTCAACACGCTGTTTTCAGCAAACGGCTCATCGTTCCAACTGCTAAAACCAGCTCCAGCTGTCGTGGAGTTTAAAACCAAATTGTTTAAATCAGTTATTAAACCAGATGATGATGTTTCCCAGAAAATATCTAACCTAGATTCTACAGGTGCTGTTTCAAATACAGCTAGAGTATTTATATCGTTAAAATCTTGTTGAGAAAAAATAAACTCATCATTACTATTATAACTCACATCCTTATTAAAAGTCACTATAGGATCAATATCTTCTGTTACTTGTACTACATAAACACCAGCAACTGCATTTCCACCTATAGACACTAACAAGCTACCGACGTGTATACTTCCTGTTACAGTAGTTCCGTTTAACACCACTGCTAAGGGGCTGCTATTTGTGTTTTTAGCATCACCAGAACCCGCTACATTTGTGTAGCTATTATTAACTCCAAACTGAAAGTTTGAATCTTGAGAAGTAGTTATCTCTGCTATAAAAGGATCCGAATCAGATTTGAAAAACCCGTGAAAAGCATTTAATGGATTTGTTATAGGTATTACTTCATCGAATTTACCTTTGAAGTCTTGAACGTCAAAAAGACCATATAAATCTTCTATAGATGAAGTTGTAAATGATTTTCTACCTGGGTAAAATTGTTCGTTCGTAGTTGAGTTGTTTTCAACTCTTCCATATAATTCAACAGAGCTTCTAAACGTTTTATCCTGAGGCCCTACTTCTGATAAATCTCTAGGTATCTTATTTATATTATCATTTAGTAACGTTATAAAAGAAGTGTTTTCACTAAGAACTGGCAAAATACCGTTTGCATCATAGTTATAAGGCAAACCTTTCATTGCTCCAGCCGAGTAAACGTTATAATAATCTTGCTCAACTTGTTTAACAACTATTTTATAAGAATACCAACCGAGAGGGTTGTAGTCGTCGCTATTAACATCACCATTGTATATACCGGGGTTACCTGTGTTTGAATCCGGAACAGTAGTACCTACTGGTGAATTAACAGTTACTTTTAATGAATTACCTATCCAATCAAAAGGATCTGTGTTTTTATCTATGTAAGGAGCAAAAACAGTAGAAACACTAAATGTAGAAGCAGTTTGCTCATTATTTGAAAGTATAACGGAAGATTGTCTACCGAATTTATCAGAAAGAACAAATCCTACTTGATAATTTCTATTAGTTTTTAAACTGCTTGAAGGATATTCTACTATACCCGTGTAATTTAAATCATCGCTAGGTACATTAAATGAAATAGTAACATTTGATACTAAAGAAACATCCTCACTTAAAGTCATGGTAGTAGAACCGTCTGTTGTTACAACCTTAGTACCTTCTGGTATAGTATCGTTTGGGTACGCAGATGTAACTAAACTACCTACGATAATTGTTCCTGAAAAGTTATTTATAGCAATAGCAGATCCTTTAGGGTAAGAACCATTAGTGGTAGCGGCGGCTTGGCCTGTGTTTAGGTTAAAATCTTCTTTAGCACTAGAGGTTACGCTGTAGTCTAGAGAAGCTGGAGGAGTATGTTTATCTTGATAGTTACCATAAACTACTCTATTACTTATTATTTCTTGAGATAAAGCTTTTACAGGCACTTTGTCATACACTCTTGTTATCTCGTCTGATGGTAAAGTTTTATATGGTATTTGAGATTCATACTCATAAGTAAAAACATCTAACAAACTATCAGCAGAACTTGCTCCAAAATTGTTATTTCCATAAGGTATACTTTCAACTACTTGAACAGCTAAACCATCTGATTCTTTATATATTATATCTATTTCTTCAACATGCAAATCACTGTTTAAATTTGCTAAGCTTGAAGGTAGTGGTATTTTTAAATCTATTTTATTAACTTTATTTTCCATAAAGTCAACTATAGTAGAAGAAAAAGCTTGTTCTTCATCACCTTCTGTAGACGTGTTGTTTAAAAAATAACCGTCTTGTTTAGGTATAAAGCAAGGTTGAGTAAATGGCGCCATTATAGAATACTCGCCATCGTTAAATTTAAACCTATAGCTAAACCTTACAAATTTGTCTTCTAAAAACTTAGGATCACCTTTGTAGTTTGGTATATAATAAGGATTTGCATTAAACACTAACACTTCTTCGTCACTAACGCTTATACTAGAGCTAACATGTAGTGTTGTTGAAGTGCTATCTGGGCTTGAAGCAACAGTTACTTGAGGGTTAAAATCTACAACGTTGCCAAATAAGTCAATTTTTTTAACGGTTTGACCTGATACAGGAACTCCTCCAATAGGTATACTTGTATTTGTTATATTTATAGCTGTACCGCTCTGTGTTCCATCAACTTGAGAAGTACCTCCATCTGGATATGCTATACTCGAAACGTCTTTCATAGTTGTTTCATGTCGCACCGTATTGTCACCAGGTAAGAAATCACTAACCCTATATAATTGTATTGATTGATAAGGGTTATATTTAGCTACAGATATATTGTCTTCTGTTGAATAGTAACCGTCTTGAGTAGCACTAGTAACATTAATTTTTCTAGGTTGATTTCTGTTATCTGTCCAAAACAACAAGTCTTCAATTAAGTTTACACCAAATATTGGGTTTAGCTTAGAAAAATTTAAAAAAGCACCCGTAACTAAAACAGATGAAACCTCTGTAGAAGCATTGTAAGAAACAATATAATGATTAGAGCCTGTGGTGCCTGAACGGTTATAGGTATTAGTATCATTGTCTGTTAAGAAAACATATATAATACTATTTGCCTCATCAGAAAAATAACCTATAGAAGATAGGTTTGTTATATTTAATCCAAAATCACTTACTTGCTTGTTACCTAAAATATTTTCTAAAGCACCAACGTCTGATCCTTCTGACTTACTTACTTGAGCGTTTAAAGCATTTCTATATTCACCTGATGGTAGAAGTCTACTATCAAGATCTTTATTCATTTTGGATTTTATAAAAGCATTTTTAACTTCAGCCATTTTATTTTAGTGTTTTATCCATTTAGATTGACCTCTTAAAACTTGAACTATCTCGTTTAGCTTTATATTAGATAATCTTATTTTAGTATTTCTTAGCTTAGCACTTTTTTCTTTCTTTAATCTATTTACAATGTACTCAGGTTGATTAGATCTTGAAGCTATAATAGCATGACTTATATAAGCATACATTGCTTCTTCAGCCATTTTAGGGACTCTAGTATGAAGATTTGAAGAAAGTCCATCAGATATATATTCTAGTATAATTAACTTACCTACTAAATCAGATGAAAAAGAAAACTTACCTTCTCTTTCGTTGATGGTAAAGTAGCCATTTATATTAGCGTTCTGTGGATCTAATCCATAAAGTTGCCCAGCGCCATAACCATCTTCACCATAAAAAGAACCAAAACCAAATAAGCTATTGTCTACTATTTCGTTTCTATCTTTTAATGAATTATTAGCCCATCTTTCTTCTGTTATAGAAGTACCTTCAGTATTATTACCAAAGTTATCTTGAGTTGGTATTCCTTGTTGATCTTGTATAGGAATAGAATAAGGATTACTAGTTAGTTGAGTAGGCATTATAATGTGTTTAACGCCTTGATCGTCAACCCAGTATATATTAACGTAGTTAACATAGTCTTGCGGTATTGCTACGCTAAGACTACTTGGTATATTTAGTTCTTGAGAGTTTATACTCTTTAATGTATCGTAGCTAAACTCTTGCATAGCTCTTTTGGCGTGGAATATAACGTCTGTTCTTTTAACGCTAGGTATTAATTTACCAGCTCCAACATAAGCTACTATAAAGTTATTTATAACGTCGTTAAGCTTAGTGTAAGCATATGAACCCCAGTTATCTTGTACAGTGTTTCCAAAGGCATCTTTGTTTCCGTAATTACCACCTGTTTCAGTTTTTAATTGAACAATAATACTAGTGTTTTCTACTAAATTACCAGTTATATATATATCGTTACCAGTGGCTACCCACTCTGTAGTTATTTCAGTATAATTAAGTTGACCAGGCTCCGATTTATATAATTTAAAGTTATTTAAAGCGTAATCTACGTTTAAAGGATCATAACTACCGTAAATTAAATCAGTGTCAAAAGTTGTAGTAAATGTTTGCCCTGATCCTGCGGCAGATAAAAAGCTTTGTGAACCAGCATAGTACTGTTGATTATTTTCTGTTATTAATGACATTTATTAGCTTTTTTGATTTATTTCGTTTTGTTGTATTTCTTGAGCTGCAACCTGTATCACTTGAGGATCTCTAATTATTACACCAGAATAAAATAATATTCTAGTTATAACTTCAACTTGCTCTGAAGCATTTAATTCAAACTGCTGGGACCCAGCGCTTGAATATATATATTGACCAACTGTACCTAGTGAAAAGTTCCATTTTACATTTTTAGGTTTTCTTATAAAACTAGTAGAAACGTTTGCGTATGGACCTGTTGAATCTGTAGTAACCGATGTTGGTCTAATTATTAATCTGTTAGATTCATATAAATAAGTAGGAAAGTCTTTAGTAGAAGCAGTTAGAGGTGATTTTTCAATATTGTAAAACTCATTTCTAGACAACCTCTGTAACTCCGTGTCAAAGCCTGTTATAGGTGAAAATATAGGTGTACCTAGTTTATAAAAAACTACTTGACTAGAGGTTGGTTCGTTGTCAATGTTGTATATCACTTGATTGCCATCTGAATCTTGTGTAGGTAAGTTATGAAACTTATAACCAGAAGCTACATCAGCGTGACAAATACCTTCTGTTTTAAATGGAGAAATCTTCTCATCAATACTCATCTGTCTGTCAGAGTAATCATAATCAGATTGTGGCACTCGTAGTTGTTGGTTTAAGTCTTCGAAATATTGTTCAAATATATCGAGTTGAACTTGTGTAGCTGTTTTATTAAATTCGTCAGGCGTCATATATCCACGCTGCTCTTTATTTAGTATTAATAAAACTGTTTTATATACTGTATCTACGTTTATTGCCATTTTATTTTTTTATTATAATACAATGGAGACTACGGTTAGTAGCCTCCACTATATTAGTATTACTTGTTTTTATAGATTTTTCTCTATAGATCTGTAGATTTCTACTCCTTCATCAGTTTTAAGAAAGGCTGCAAATGCAGAAAAAGGGTTTTCATCAAATGGAACGTTCATTAACTTTCTTCCGTTTGATCCCCAAGCAAAAGTTCTTTGATCTTGAGATAGTTTTATAATTCCAGCTTCTGATGCTCTAATTGCAAAGTTTCTTAACTGTACATTATCGTCATTAGCTAGTTCTATGAACATATCAGGATTACTTCTAGCAAACAATAGTAAATCTCTTTTAAGCTCTTTAGAACTCATCTTAGATACAGCAGAACCAAGTTCTACTCTTAATATTGCTTCAGCATGGTCAATATCCATTTCTTTAGCAGCATTCATTGCTTGTATTTGAGAGTTTAATAAATCTAACTCATTTTCAGCTACTTTCACAGGACTAAACTCAGTATATATTCTTCCTCTTAAAGGGTGATACAAAGATAATAGTTTTTGTAAGTTTTGCTTTTGTTTAGGCACGGTTAAAGATCCATCTTTAAATACAATGTGACCTAATGTAGCCTCTCCTTCTTGTTCATTTTTAAATACAGACGAATGATTTGTCGCGTATCTTATTTCTTTTTGCTCTCCAGCTTCTTCATCGAAGAATAATAAAGAGTGTTTTTTAGTATGTTTAGATGGTATGGTTAACGTTAGTGGACTAATATTTCCAGTTAATACATACGTTCTATCTTTTATTTCCCACTTTGGTTTAGCAGGTTGTACTGGGGTAGATACTTTTTTAGTTTCTACTTTTGGTTGAGGTGCTACCTCGACTTTTTTAGCTGTAGCTTGTTTAGCCATAATATAATAAAATTTAATAGTTCAATAAGGGTAATAATTACCCCCGTTGATATAACGAGGGTAAGAATTACATAATAATTATACTCCTTGGAATAATACAAAGTTGTTAGCTCCTTGTACACATAAACATCTTTCTGATAAGAAGTTTACTTCCATTGCATCTAGGTCAGAACTTACAGCTCCTCCTGCAGAACCAGTTAACCAAGTCTTCATCTTTCTGTCGTCAGCTTGTGAAGCTCTATAACGTACGTGTAAGAATGGACGTCTGATGTTAGTTCCTAAGATTTGATCATATACTGTAGAAGTTCCTGCAGGTATTAAAACACCTTCAACACTTGCTACTGCTCCTTGAATAGCTCCACGAGTAGAAGCATCGTTTAAGTATTTCCAGTCAGTTTTGTAGAAGTCATAAGAACCTCTTCTGAATCCAGAGAAACCTAAGTTTAATGCCATATCTTCAGAGTTTTCAAATACTCCATAAGAACTACCACCTTGGTAAGTTCCACCAGCAGTAGCACCTACACCAGCTAACATATCATCAAAATCTAAAGACGTTTGTCTGTTTAAGAATAACATGTTTTCTTCAATAGCTCCTTGAGTATCTAAGTTTTTCAAGATCTCATCAAATGTGTCTAATCCACCAGCAGCAGTAAATCCTACGTTAGTGTTACCTCTATCTTTGATAGCAGCAAATAAACCTTGAGTACCTTTTACTCCAGCAGTCTCAGCTCCAGATCCAGCAGCAGCTTTTTCTCCTTCTACTACAGACATTTCTAAATAGTCTTCAAAACGTAATCTAGTTTCAGATTCAGCTTTTAAATACCATAAATATCCAGAAGTTCCATCTTCAGTAGCAACTTCTACCCATCCGATTTGAGCCATATCAGATCCAGATACTACGTATTTGTTTCTAATGATAACTGGTGAGTTAGAATATTGAGTGAAAGAAGGAGTAATAGACTTATATCCGCTTACATCTGCAGCTCCAGTAGAGTTTACTACAGAAGATCCTTTTCCATACTCAGAACCGTATACAAAAATCTTTAATCCAGTAGCAGCTAAAGCTCCAGTATTAGCAGCAGTATAAGGTGCTACTTCTACAGTCGCTAATGCTCCAGCTTGAGAAGATTCAGTAACTAAAGCTTTTAATTCTAATCCAGCTGGATCTAAAATTACAATAGTTTGGTTTTTAGAAATAACGTTTTCTACGAAAGCATCTCCTGCTCCACCTACAGCGAAAGTAAGAGTGTTTGTTCCATCGTTAGATACGTCATTGTATGCTACGTGTAATCTATTTTGTTCAGACCAAATTACTTGATCAGAAGTCATTGGCATTTCTGCTCCTACCATACGTAAGAATCCAGATAATGTTCTGTTTCCGTAACGCTCTACTTCTTGTTCGTAGATCTCAGGTAAATACTGTTGTGCGAATGAGTTTGAGTCTCCAGCTCCTGCACCACCGTTAAATGATAAGAAGTTAGATTCTAAAATTTGTTGTTTTTGACTCGGTTTAATTGAACCGAATGTTGGACTTAATGCCATAATTTTAAATTTTTAATTGTTAAAAGTTCTTTTTTTAATTTTTAGTTTTGAGGAATCTGCTCCACTAATCGACTTAACTTTTAATCCATTAACAAAAACACTACCACTAGACGTTTGTCTTGGGTCTGTTTTAATGTTTTTAGATTTTGCTACAACGTTTTTTACAGCGTCAGCTTTACCTTGCTCATAAAAATGTTGTGCTATAGTATCAGCGTTCCTAGCAGCGTACAGAGCTTTGTGATAACCTCTAGCGTCTGATATATTACCTTCTTTATCTAGGAACTTCCCTATAAAGTTTGAAATATCAGATTGTGCTTCAGCAACCTCGTTAACATTTTTTACTCCGTATCTAAATTTTTTCTCACCAACTTTGAAGTCAAAACCTTTGAAATCATTGTTAAGTAAATTTTTAGTTCGTTGTAAGAAATCGTTATGCTTTTTTTCTGCAGCCTTTTGATCCTCCTTGAATCTGTTGAAAAAGTCATTTGCTTTTTGTTGTTCCTGAGTTACGCCGGGTCTCAACTTGATTTCGTCGTAATATTTACTCTTGGTTTCTTCTAAAAAGCTTTTGGCTTTAGCAACTTCTTCTTTATACGCAAGTTTTTTCCTGCGAATATCTTTTTCCTCATCTAAATCTTCATCATACTTGAAATTATCTTCCATAATCAAGTCTAAATCATCTTTATCTAAATAAGGTTTTGATTTTTTATAATACTCTCTTAGTAATGTTTTTTCATCAACAGTAGAATAATCAGTGTTTAATCTAACATAATCGTCAATTGTACCACCTGTTTCTTCCATGAATGAAACTAATTTTTCGATGTTCTCTGGTAATTGTTTACCTAAAACCTTTTCATCTCTAATAGCTTCAGCAACTTCTTGTTCTACAGCTTTAGTAACCTCTACTATTTCTTCTTCAGTTATTTCTTCAATAACAGAATCATTTTGTTCAACTTCTTCTACAACCTCTTCAACAGCTTCTTTAGTAGTCTCTTCAGCAACTGGTTCTTTGATCTCTACTTTTGTAACATCTGGTATAACTTCGCCTTGACTTTCTTCTAAAGGCTTAGACAAATCTACTTTTGTTACTTCATTTTTTTTACCTAAATTTTTAGGTCGTTTTGGTTTTGGTTTTGATTTCATTTTGAAATCACCCTCTTGTTTTACTTCTGACATAATATAATATAATTAAATAGTTAATAAACTTTTACCTAGGATCAAACTGCTCTAAGCCGAAACCTCCTAGGTTATCCATACCTGCGGACTCAAAGTCTTTTGGTAATGAATCGTTTTGTCTTTGACTTATCAGTTCAGACTGTTGAGTAGCTTGTATTCTAGTTCTTTCGTCTTTTCTGTCTTCAATTTCTTTTTCTTTTTTCGATTCAGCATTTGCATGTACTTGAGCTAATTGCATTTTGTAATTAAACTCTTCAGCCATTAACTGCTTTTTAATTTCAGCCTCTTGCTGCATTTGCTGTATTTTAAACTGAGACTTACCTTGTTCTATTTGTAGTTCAGTTTGAGCTAAAGCTTGTTGTTTTTGCATTTCAGCCATAGCTGCTTTTTCAGCTGACTCAGCATTTGCTTGCGCTTGTGCTTGAATATTAGCTTGTTGTGCTTGTTGCTCTTGCTCTCTTTTTAATTTTTGTCTATTCTTTAAAAACTGATTAGCTAGTTTTAAATTTCTAATCTGTCTAATATCAATAGCATCGCTTAAGTTTATACTTTGAGTTTGTAAAGCTATTTGGATATTTTTCTCTAAGTTAGCTTTTTCTTCTTCTTCAGGTTCTAACTCTAAGAATATACCAAACTCATGCATATTAAGTTTATCTATTTCTTCAAGAGTTGCTACATTTACAGAGTTTATAGAATTCATCAAAGCATTTTTAGTAAGCGGAAAACTTAACATATCCGCTACTCTCAAGCTTATATTTTCACATGTTCTAACTGTTATATACATTAACGACTGTAATACGTGTTTTGTAGCCACGTTAGAATTAGCTGCTGCTAGTTTTTGTAAACCTACAAGAGAATCTTTAGCTGGCATACTACCATCTCTAGCTTCATTTAAACCTGTTACGTCTCTTATCATTTGTAAATAATACTGATAAGTTTGAGTAAGCGCTTGTATCTTGTTTATACCAGAAGAAGAGTTTAATTCTTGAATAGGTACTTTACCTCTGTTTGGATCACCATCTTGAGTTAAAGATCTACCTATAATACTACCAGTCTGGAAGTACATATTCAAAGCTTCTTGTGGATTGTAATTAGTACCGTTACCTAAGTCAACTTCAGCCAAACCATCAACATCAACAAAAACACCATCAGGTACCATTTTAGAAAGTACTTGTTGTATTTTTAAGTGAGTTATTTGAATCATATCAGCAAAGCCAATACATTTACTTACAATACTATCTATTTTACCTTTATACATTCTAGGTGCTGAAATTGAGTAATTCATTTCAACTTTAGTTTGATCGCTATATGGTCTAGTCATATTTTCAGCTAGTTCCCATTTAAGCATTTTGTTACTACCTAAAATCTTAGCACCACTATATAAAACTTCTATTGATCTTGAAACTCTTTCAAAGTTATCACTTTCTGGCGGATTAAACGTATCTGGTTTTTCAAGTGCTTTTTCTAAGCCTTGATCTGTTTTCTTTATTTTAAATACTTGATTAGAGTAAGTCTTATATTCAAAGTATAAAACCTGAACAGTATCATAATTATCATCTTGACCATTGTATTGTCTAGTATAATTATTGTCTCCAGGTTGTTTTTGTATTTCTTCTAAGTCAGAATCTGTTAAATCAGAAAACTCTTTCTTTAATTCTTGTAACGAAATACCTTTAACTTCTCCAACATAATATATGTCATCAAAGTTTGGATCTTCAGTATAAGAATAAACTAAGTTAGCTGGATCAACATAGTCAACTGTAACACCTTCAGATAAATTAAAGTTTGTTTTAGTAGCACCAATACCTAGTATAGTTAAATCTTGTGCAACTCTCTTTTTAATCTCTTCGTATCTATTAAACTCTAATATATTATCTATTACTTCTTCTTCAGCTATTTCTATAGCTTGCTTATAGTTAAGTTGTATAAAAAGATCTAACTCTTCTCTTGATTCAGGTAGGTTAGATGGATCATTAGTTGAAAATAAATCAGTACCAAGTTTATTTTTAATATCTTCTAATAAAGGCTTAGCATTCATATCTCTTATAACGCCTTTAGTATAATCAGTTCTATGTTTTAAAGCGTATGGATCTGTAGCGAAAGATTTTATTTTATAACCTTTATCAGTCATACCATTAACTACAATATCAACAAACTTAGATAAAACAGCAACAGGTTGCCAGTCTAGGTTTAAATAAGATAAATCACCGTTAATAGACATTTCATCTTTATATTTTTGAACAGACTGTTCTCCTCTAGCGTAAAGACGTAATCTATGAAAGTTTTGCCAGTTATTACCAAATCTACCACCAGCACCAACACCTCTGTCTCCACGGAACCATTCGTTCTCTATAGCTCTCCCAACTTCATATCCGTAGTCCAAGCTTTGTTTCTCTGCGTCAGATACAACCTGACTTGGGAATGTACTATTTACGTTTTTGTAAATCATTTATCGTATTATTTTTGAAGTAAATCCATTATTATCGTATCTACCAAAAGAAACGTTAACAGGTTTTTTATTTTGCTTGTATACTGGTGTATACTTATTTTTATTACAAGCCATTATAGCTAATCCAGAACTTATAGTTGCATCGAACTTTGTTCTATTATTAATATCAAACTTAGCCCACTCTTCTAAAGTTTTTTGAAAAAACATATTTCCATAACCTCTTTCTGTTGCGCCAACATAATCATTTATATAAGATTCAATTGCAGCTGCGTGAGCTTGCTTGATATCTTCACTAGAGTTTGGTATACCACCTATTTCTTTTTCAGTAGTTGATAATTTAGCAAATACTTTATCTGGTCTATTTATAGAAAAACCTCTATAACCTCTTCTTTTAAAATAGTATAACAACCTTGGTTTATTGTTTTCTGCTAGTATTGGCATGCCATAAAAAACACAGGCCATTAACACATCTTCAAAAAACATTTCAGCAGTCTGTGGTCTGGCTATATACTCTAAAAAGAACATATTAGCTGGAGCATCTTCCATACTGAATTTAGTTAAACCGTGCAAAGCTCCTTTAGAACCTCTATTGTCAACAGTGCCAGAAATATCATAACTGTCACATCCAAAAGCTCCTATGTGTTCATTACCTGCAAACCTAACCCCATTCTTTACTATCACACGGTTTTGAAGATTTGTAGGTGGAACCCAGCTAACTAAAAATCTACCGTCTTTGTTTGGTGTAAATATAACTCTAGTATCTTTAACACCGTTCTCCCATTGAAAACTTCCTCTAGTAACTGTTTTAGTATTAGCAAACTCCTCGTTATGATCTATTTGCTCGTATATTTTAGTTAAATTAAACAAAGATAATTTAGCTTCATCTCTAAAAGCGTGTTTCTCTGTTCTTGGAAATTGTCTATAATATTCGTTTAATCCGTCTTGATCGTTTTTTAAACCTTCTACTTCATTTTCCCAATGCTCTATAACTCCGTGAGTTATTAGATCGCCGTTAGGGTCTCTAGTTTCTTTTTTTGGGTTATCGAATACAGGTAATCCAAAAGAATCAATGAATCCTTCGTAGTTCCATTCCATAGGTATGAACAAAGAATATAGTCCTGAGCTAGTTTGCCCATTGCGGTTTCTGTTTGTGACATCTGATGCATAATAAAGTTTTTTAAAATTTCCACCACCTTTTTCTAAAGCATTGGATGTTGATCCCATCATACACTTACCAACTATCTTGCTACCTAAACGTAAACAGGTTTTTGTAACCCTCCAGTTATTTAATATATTATCTGGCTTTTCCCATTTACCACTTTCATCGTGTACTAATAGTTTTAATTTTTCACCATCATAAGAGTTATCTCCTGTATTCTTCCAGTCAATAGTTGTATCTAATCCTTCTAGTTCCTCCTGCGTTTCACCTTCGTTAAGTTTACGTCTGGTGAGCCTTGACGCGGGTACCCTATAGGCGAGCTCCGTTTTTGGTCTGTCCATACCGTCTTGTATGGGTTTGAAAAAGAACGGATAGTTACTCGAAATTGGTACAACCTTATCTGTGAACATCTTTTTCGCATCGGCACCAGATTTGGACAATATCCCAAACCGTGAGTCCGTTGATATTGTTGCCATATTAACTGTCTCCCCTGACGCCATGAATGAAAATCCTGAACGTCTGTTCTTGAGATACGACATTCCATAACAGCGGTTGTCTGCTTTGCAAGCTTCCCAGAATAGGAAGAATATTCTGTTTGATTCCCTATAATCTGCTGCCCCAACATCAATCTTGGACCACTGCAAGTACATGTAGTGAGTACCAGTAATATAAGTAGGAGTACCGTTGTTATAAAACCAAAATCCTTTTTCTCTTTTTTCAAACTCTTTGTCTATATATTCATACCACTTTTCTTTGAAATCAGTTGGATATTTTTCCCAATCAAAAACGCTTTTAATTTTTGATAATTCTTTTGGGTATTCTAATCTAGTCCAAACTTGATCCTTAGCATCCTTAGCGCATTTATAAACGCTTTTAGGTACAAGCGGTAAAGCTATTTTTAAGTTTTGAATCTCTACAATTTCACCTATAGTTCCATCACCACTTATTATAACTATATCATACTCAGGGTTATAGCCTTTTTCCCACTTTTTATATCTGTTATTTCTTTTTAGTACTGTTGGTTTTATATGATCTTTAACAGTACGTATTAATGTTTGCTCGTACATTATTTAGATCTACCTTCAGCAAAACCTTTAAAAGATTTTTCTTGTTTAACTTCTTTTGGTTTATCTTCCAAAAGTCTTTCTTCTTCTTCTATTCTATTAAGTATTTCAAAAGCATCAAAAATAGCTAGCTTTTTTGTAGCTGCAGCATTTTTTAATCTGTCAGCAGATATATCATCATCTGAGTCAACTATTTTTTCTTTAGCTACTTGAATCAATTCCTCAACTGCTTTTTGCCCAGCTAGGATTATATTCTTTTTCGTCTCCTTTGTATTCATACTTTAATAAAATATCATTAGATTCCATACAGTAAAGTCGCTGATCGTCAACTATGAATTCAAACTCTCTATTGCTTTTAAATCCAACTAAGTCACCTTCGGCTATTTCTAGCGCTTCTAACGAGCTATTACCAATTTTTAGTATACCAACACCTCTACGTTCTTTATCCATTGAGAAACTATCGTTATTCTCTATTGGCATTAAGAAACATCTGTTACCTACAGGTTTCCATTTACCATTTTTTTTGTATAAATATATTTGATCTGGTTGGCAAAAATAAAGATTTTCTTTAAAAAGTTTACTGCTGTCTACAGCTTTTCCTTTTTGATTGTAATATCTTCTAAATACGTTGTGGTGAATTATAACAATATCACCAGGTTGTATTAACGTCTTTAGAGATAGCGGTACAGAAACTACTTCTGCCTGCTTGCTTATAAACTTAAAATTATCTATACTTGAATTAAGAATAAGCTTTTTATCTCCTACGTTTATATCGTTTTTATATCGTCCTTCTATAGGTTTAACTATAAAGTCAAAAACACTTCTCATTAGTATTTTAAATCATATTCAACAGATATAGCCATGTTAGAGTTAAACTTCTTCCATGGCAATACCTCGTTGTCCTTTTTTATGTGTATACTATAAGAATTGTTAGATTCATCGTGTATTATATGTGATATTTCGTGACCACCGTATACAGATTGACCCAACGCATAGTGCATTGCATCGTTTTTATAGTCAGAACCTATACTAATTTTTCTTATAATAGATGACATAATTAAGCTTCTACTTCTTCAGCTTTAATTTCTTCGTAACTACCATCCTCTAGATTTATATTAACACTTCCGTATTTTTCCTCTAAAGTTTTCTTAGTAGCTTCTAACTCTCTGTTTAAGTCAGCAATTGAATGCAATAAAGAATGTTTTTGCACTTCAACTAAACCAACTTGCGATAAAGCTTGGTTCATTTTTGCTTGTGACTCTTGTAAGTTTTTTAACTCTTCTTCTGTGATTTTGTTTTCCATTTGATTTAATTTAATTGTTTTAGACATTTTATTTATTACTATTTATTATTACCTGATTGTTTAGACTTTTCCCAAGTCCTTCCTACAAAGTAAGCACCGTATACTGTTATTAATAAAGACTGGAATATAGGTATGTATTGCTCAGAAACTTTAAATCCACCGATATTACCATCGAAAAAAGATAGTATAGTGAAAATAATAGTTAAATATATTAGAACTAATGGGCGTATATTTTTAGATAAAAAACTATCACTAGCCATATCAGCTTTCCAACGATCAGTTACTTGAGCCTGAGCTTCTTTATCAGCTTGCTCTAAAAGTTCTTGTATTTTTTGTTTTGCAGCTAGTCTTTCTTCGTCTGTAGTAGTTAACTTGTCTATAACATTACCCACATCTTTAATTACGCTACCAGATAGCCATTGAAATATTTTTTTCATATACTACTTTGTTTTATTGTAAGCTTCTTTTTCCCAAGGTAGGTTTTTTGCGCCTTCGTTCATTGCTGATCTAGAATACTTTTTACCTTTCCAATACACGTTTTTATCGTCGTAATCTAAATCTCCTCTACTCATTTGATCTAAATGTACTTTTTCATGCTTTATAACTTCTTCCTTGTCTTTACCTCTTAGGTATTTATCTATCAATATAGAGCCATTATTTAATGCCTGACCCATAACACCTTTTTCAGTGTCAACTTGATATATAGGAGTATTGTCCATGGATAGCTTACCCATTTTCATACTGAAAGCCATATTAATACTTACTACAGCTTTTTTTCTTTAATGGAGATCCAATACCTGATTTACAGTGCTTTGACATAAAAGAACCTTTAGCATATAGAGGACTTTTTGATTTACCTTTTACTTCTACTTTTTCTTTGTTTTTCATAGTTTTTATTTTTAACATTTCCATCTTTTTCTAGCAGCCCTACCTCTTTCGCCTGTCCAACCTTTAGATCTAGCGCAAAAAGCTTTTCTTCTTTTAGCAGCTTTACTACCAGGTTTAACATCACCAGTTACAGCTGTTTTAAGTTTACTACCTGGGTTTTCTTTTCTATATTTTTTTACACCAGCAGCTGTCATTCCAGCGCCTTCCTCTGTTGTTCTAAAGTTTCTACCTTTTCCTTTAGTTGTTTTTCTAACTCTTAAAAAAGGTGAACTATCCATCTGTTTATAAGCCATTATTTATTTTTTTTAATATTAATCCATTTACTTATAGTGTAACCTATTGAAAGCAATAATAAAAAAATCTTTAAACTCATCTCTATGTTTGTAAGAGTTGTAACTCCTAGAGTCAATGTATTTGCGAAGTATAATTTCAAATCACTCATTTCGCTTTCTTGGTAATTGGTCCAGCTTTGTATGCTACAGGTGATTTTGATATTTCCATACCGTTTATACCTGAGCTAGATCCTTTCTTGTGTGGTCTACCTGCTTGACTTAATGGCCCGTCCCATAAAGTATTTTCTCCAACAATTCCGTTTTTTCCTTTCATAGTTTTATTTTTTATAGCCACAGCTTTTTTTAAACAATGGCGCGTTAGTTCCTAAAGAATTTTGTCTCTGTGTTACATCACCATATATAGACTTAGCGTAGTTTCTAGATTTATCACTAAATAATGGTTTAGCTGAACCTAATTCATTAGCTGGTGGTGGCGGTGTAGTAGTGAACTGAACAACTTCTCCAGTCATTGGATCAATTTGCTCGTTAGTTAATTGGTTATTCATAGTTATCTGTTTTTATCTTTGTTTACGTTGTTTATAGAGGTTATCAAAACTTTATCAGTGTATGTACCACCTTTCATTATGATATTTCTTTTAGTACTAGTAGGTATATCCTCTGTACCTATCATAATTCTATATATTCTTTGTATAAGTTGTTTACCTTTAAAAGAAACTTTATATATATGGTACTTTTGAGTAGTTCTATTTCTAGGCCTCCAAACTTGCACCCAATCTTGTTTTAATAACTTGTTCCACCTTCTTTTATCCCAACTATAAGAATAAGAACCATCCATAAAATCTTTTTTTGTAAAAAGATCAATACAGTCCAGGTATATTAAAAGCTCTAAATCAGCATCAGTTAAGTCATTGTTTCTGCACGCCCACTTTCTTATAATTCTATAATGCTTTAATAAGTTTAAATCTTTAATATCACTAGCTTCTATTCTCATAAAACAATTACAACGTCTTGCAGTCTGATAACATAGTAAACATCGTTATCTATTTCAACTCTATGACCAGCGTGCTTATCATAAAAAATAACATCACCTTCTTTTATACCATTAACAAGATCACCGCAATTTACTACTTTAGCTTTCTTATATCTAACATCTTGTCTTTGTGATTCTGTAAGAAGCAAACCTCCATCCGTCTTGGACACAGGCGCTTCTTTTATTTTATCTATAATTATATTACTACCTATTGCTTTCATCTCCAACTCTTAAGTTATTAATTACACAATCAGTTGATAATATAGTTGTAGCTACAGATGCCGCGTTTTTAAGTGCGCTTTTAGTAACTAGTAAAGGATCGATAATACCTTTTTTAATCATATTAACCATCTTCCCTGTTACTACATCAACTCCTACGCCTTCTTTGCCTGAAACCTTAAACTCAACACCAGAATTACTTAATATCTTCTTAAATGGCGCCTTAATAGCTTCTAGCAGTATCTCTTCACCTATATTCTTGGGTTTAACTTTTGTAGATGCGTCTAATAAAGCAATTCCACCACCTGAAACTATACCTTCTTTAATAGCTGCTTTAGTTGCGCAAATAGCGTCTTCAACTCTATCTGACTTTTCTTTTAATTCAATTTCTGAATTAGCACCTACTTTTACTATAGCTACTTTAGCAGATAACCTTGAAAGTCTTTTTTCTAATCTAATTACATCACCAGGAGCTTTAGCTTCCTTGATTTGGTTTTTAACCTCTTCTATAAGATTTTTGACTTCTTCTGTTTCGTTATCTACCTGTAGTATAGTTTCATAATCATCTGTTACACTTCTGTAACATGTACCCAATAAATCTGGATTTATAACATCTAAGTCATCACCAAGATCTTCGTTTATAACTGTAGCACCTGTTAGTACTGCTAAATCAGATAATACATCTTTTTTATTAATACCGTATGTAGGCGCGTTTATAACGTTTACTTTTATATTACCTTTAACTTTATTCATAGCTAACGTAGATACAACTTGTGGATCTAGGTCACCTATAATTAATAAAGGTATATTGTTTTGTATTACATGTTCTAACACTGATTGTATCTTTCTAATAGTCTCAACCGGTGATTCTAATAGTAACACAACTGGTTTTTCAAGTTCTGCAACTCTTTTTTCTTGACTTGTTACAAAATGAGAGTTTGTTAAACCTTTTTCGTATTGAACACCATCGACTAATTCAAAGCTAGTTTCTTCTACGTCTGTAGGTTCCATCATAACAACTCCGTTATCTCCAGCAGCTTCAAAGGCATCACCTATGATTTCTCCTAAATATCTTTCATTATTACAACTAATTGTAGCGATATCTTTTAACATATCACCACTAACTTCAATACTTTTTCTTTGCAAGTATTTTATTACTTTATCTACACCAGTAGCAATACCATCTTTAATAACTCTGATGTTATCAGATTTAGAAGCATTATAAGCTTCACTTAATATTGAGTGCGCTAGTACTGTAGCTGTTGTTGTTCCGTCTCCAGCTTCTTTCACAGTTTTTCTAGCAGCTTCCTTTAAAAGCGTAGCACCCATATTTTCTACTGGGTCTAGTAATGTTATTGAATCAGCAACTGTTACACCATCTTTTGTAATGATAGGTCTCCCGTTGCCATCTTCTAGTATTACACATTGGCCGCTAGCTCCTAATGTAGAGCTAACAGCTTTTGTGAGTTTATTTATTCCTTCGAATACTTTTACTTTAGCGTCATCGCCAAAGTTCAAGTTCTTGACAATTTTGTCTGACATATTTAATTAGATTTGATTTGATTAATTGTTTAAAAGCTTATATAGCTTTAAGCTAACCTACTGCGTGTTTCGGTATGTTTTTTATTATTACACATTTGTAGTGTAAATTACCTTTTTATTCCTCTCCTTCTACAACTTCTTCTTCAGGATCTGAAGGTTGTACTACTGGAGTCTCTTCAACAGGAGGCTCTGGAGTTACGTTTTGCCAAGTAAAATACAAGTCTTCATTTACAGGTGTAATTTGAGATTGTATATTTTCAGCGATACCAGCTTGCATTTGCTCCACGTCTAAAGAATCTTCTAACCACCCAATAACTACGTTTTCAAAAGCTTCTGTATTTTCATACGGCGTAAAAGAATCTCCAGCTACGTAATTGTAACCTTGAGTACCGATGGTAGTTGATGAATAAACTTGTCCGTTAGACTCTTCAGAGCCAGTGTATCTGTAATGTACTGTGTAAATTACATTTTCTTCACCTTCTGCTTGAATGTGAGCGTTCATTGCGGGAATGTCCCATTTGTAAGTAATTGCCATTGTTTAATTGTTTTCTAATGTTTGTATTCTTGTTTCTAATTGTTCTATTTTATTTATTGCCTCTTGCAGTGCTGCTGTTAGTAAAGGTACTAATTTAGATTGATCTATACCTTGATAATCTGGATTTCCTTCATAATCTAGTTTATCTTTTTCACCTGTAACTGCCTCAGGAACTACTTCTTGAGCTTCGTGAGCTATAAAACCGTCTACAGTATTTTCAGGGTCTATTAAAAAATTAAACCTACAAGGCTTTAATTCTTTTAACCTATCTATACTATTTTCCATTGGAGCTATATTTTCTTTAGCTCTGTAGTCAGATGTAGTATTGTAAGAAGTAGATGAAGCATTAATTTGAACAGAGCCGACATTACTGCTACCACTATAAAACTTCATAGCTCCACCACTGTAAGTTCCTGACCTAAGAAATCTAATTCCTTCTCCGTAGTTAGGAAGATTTACATGTATATTTCTAGTACCAGTACCTCCAGCAGATGCATCCGATATCATACCTATGTTACCATTAGCAGTTTGAGGGTTGTCTATATGAAGTGTTGCCAAAGGGCTAGTGGTTCCTATACCTAATTTTCCTTCACCAGTAATTCTCATTTTTTCAGAGTTTCCTCCTGAGCCGTTACTTAAACTAAACGCCATATTAAAGTGTGCGCCATACTGATCCTGTGCTACTACATCAATACTAGATTGCACTTTAGCACCACCTCCTGAAGCATCGTTACCATAAAACTCTACTAAACCTAAAGCTTCACCAGCTGTCCAAGTTCCGTTTTTAGTATTATTTAAAAGTAATTTAGTAGGTGTTTCACTTGTAATAGTTACACCACCTTCTACTTCTAGTGTATCACTTGGGCTAGTCGTCCCGATCCCGACGTTGCCGCTAAAATACGCACCATCATCAGCTACTTGAAATTTTAATGTCTGATTTGTAGTACCTCCTGTAAAAAACTTATGACCTAAGCCTGCCGCTAAAGTTCCTCCGTATTCATAGTACTCAGTTTTATTAGTGCCCCCGGCTCTAAACTTTATAGAATGATAATTATCGTAACCTTTAATCCAAGCTTCACCGCTATTATTAAAAAGAATATTACCTGCTACTTCTAGTTTTTCACCTGGACTAGTCGTCCCGATACCCACGTTGCCTGATTGATTTATTCTTACTTTCAGAGAATTAGCTACATAGAAATCGTGTTCTTGATTTGAGTGGTATTGTATATCACTTTGATTACCTACTGTAAATCCATATTGTTCTGTTCCACTATTATATAAGTATATCTTTAATTTATCTCTAGTTGTTCCATTACTGTAATCATTACCTAACCAAATATTACTTGGGGTAGCTGTTTGACCAGCTGTGCTACTTAGTTTTATATTTCCGTTAACTTCTAGCTTAGCCCCAGGACTAGTAGTCCCTATTCCTACGTTACCATTTGAATTTAATATTGCTACTCTAGTATTACCTCCAGTTTTAAGTTGTAAATCCTCGTTGTAAGATCCTATTTCACCAGTATCTACTCTAATTCCTTTATTAATATAAAAATTAGCAGCAGTAGTAGTAAGGTAACCCCAAGAATCATTTACATTAATACTTATTGTCTTTGCATTATTAGTACCCCCTATTGATGCTATTTTCTGAACAACAGTCAACGGATGAGCAGGACTAGTAGTCCCGATTCCGACGTTACCATCAAAATACGAAGTACCATCAGAATTAACATTCATTATAGGTACACCAGATATATCTGCCACTGAAAAAATATCACCAGATAAATCATCTGTAACTGAGAATAACTGACCTTGAGATCCTTGTATGTCTAGAGTTGTTTTGTCAGCGTTTGCAGTACTACCAACTACAGTTTCTATAGTTACCTTACCACCACTCAGCCCGTCCAAAGACATAATTGGCGTATCCGCAGGATCTACTCCATCTCCAACTATAAAGTCAGCTCCATGAATGGCATTATTTGGTTTTATAAGTAAATGATCCTCACCATTGACAAACCTCATATTTCCTTCAATCTCTAAAATATCTCTAGGATTAGTAACCCCGATACCTAGTTTACCAGAACCATCCAATCTCATAGCTTCACCGGCATCATCATAGAATAGTACCTCATCTATAGCTGTGTTACCTATAATTAAGTTGTCGTTGGATCTTACTAACTGTATAATTGGCTGTGGTAACCCATCTCCTCGCTCCATATATATAGAAGGTACCGTGGAATCATTTACATATATATTACTACCTCTTATGCTACCGTCAACATCTAATTTTTGACCAGGACTAGTCGTCCCAATACCTACGTTGCCGCCTGCCTCAATACGCATTTTTTCTGATAAAGCACCCCCCGTGCCTATTCCTTTAAATGAAAACACTAAATCTGCAGTAAAATCGTTATTATCTACCGTTTTTATTTGACTTTGTATTGGCTGCGTATGACTTGTAGCTTTAAAGTTTAAATAGTTACTTGTTGCCCCTCCAGTTGACGCAATAGATATTTCAGGATCAGATGCTGATTCAATTTCTAAATTAGCGCTTGGACTAGTCGTCCCGATACCTACTTTTTGATCCCCACTAAAAGTAACTAAAGGAGTTGCAACATCAGCAGGGTCTCCAACAGCGATCTGCATTCCTTGATTTATCGGAGACATAATAGCGTAGTTTTCACCTCCGCCAACTAAGGATATATCTCCTTCAACGTCTAATTTGTAATCAGGACTAGTCGTTCCAATACCGACGTTACCGCCGGAAGTGATACGCATTCTTTCGTTACTGCTTGTTTTAAAGATATGATTTAATCCATCAAATTGCAATGTCCTGTATGAGTTATTGCTTCTATTGTAAGAAAGAATTCTTGAAGATGAGCTTATATTGTGATTTAATTCTAAACTTTCAGAGCCACCATTTCCTAATGATAAAGGTGCACTAGGACTAGTCGTACCGATACCGACGTTACCATCATGAGCAAACCTAGTGTTAAAAACTTGATTACCCGTGTATATATCTATATGCTCATTATATGAAGCATCGCTAACGAAGTCAATAGACTGATGGTTTGTGCTATCAACCCTCATCTGAAGCTTATAAGTAGTATTTTTCCAATCAGAAGCATCTGCAGTGCGAACTTCTTTAAAATCTAAATGATGTCTTGCTCCAGTTATTTCTGCGTGGTAAATAGCATCACCCGCTACGCTTCCTAAATCTCCATTGTCAACTAGTAATTTTCCTGCTACGTGTAATTTTTGTTGAGGACTAGTCGTCCCAATCCCGACTTTACTATCTGCATTGTCAACCCATAGTGTATCTGCTAAAAACCAATCTCCCCCACTATTTACATAACCTCTTCTAGTTCCACCTTGAGTAGACAATATGCCAGAGTGCGTCCAAAAATCTATCTGAGTAGCGGCATTTATTTCATATGGTCCACCACCAATATAAACTTTATTATATGTTTCTGTAGCCAAACCACCTATTATAGCCATACCCGCTGATCCACTACCGTTGCCACTTCCTGTTGCTTGGTTGTAATGAGTACCCGTTAAAAAAGACCACTTACTTGTACCGCTACCACCAAGGCCCATTGATATAGTACCATTATTTTTATTACCATTTTCCTGAACATACAAAGTGTCCGTCAAAGGATAACCTGAGCCAGCTGTTAGTGGTAAGAAAGGACCAAGCCCGCCACCGTGGGCATCTACATAAGCTTTAGTAGCTGCATCTTGAGCAGTTGTTGGATTCGCAAGACTGTTAATTTTGTTACTACCCATATTAAGCTCGGAAGAAAAAGAGTTTTCGTTTCCTGTTGAGGTTTGAATAATTTCACCACCTACATCTATGTTACCTGAAACAGTAACATCAGCTGCAAAAGTTGCATTTTGTAAATTATCTAATTCTAGTGCTTCAATGTTGTTAGTTCCAAACCTTAATGAAAAATCATCTTCTTGCCATAGACCAGAATTTGTACCAGTTCTTAAGTAAATATATTTACTTGAACCTGTTAAAGCTACATCACCTGTTACATTAACATTACTCTGAAAGTATGATGAAGTATATCCTTCTGCAAAAGTTAAATTAGTACCGCCTTGCGCTCCTTCTATGGCTCTGTTGCCTCCAAAATATATTCTACTATTGTTTCCAGAAAGATTAATACCTCCTGTATTTTGATTGTTTGTTATGCTAAATAAATCAGTGGTAGTATCAAAATCAAAAACAGATTTTATATTTACATCTCCAGAGAAATTTGAATCACCACCTCCTGTTTGTGTTAATGGTCCATCTATAGTCACCAACCCACTTGAGTTGACGTCAAGTATTGGTACACCTGATATATCTGAAACAGCGAATATACTTCCGCTTAAGTCGTCGGTTACTGAAAACAGTTGCCCTTGTGAACCTTGAATATCTAAAGCAGTTCCACCTGTAGCTCCTGTTACAATTAATCCTTTTTTTATTTTAAATTCGTTTGCCATATTTTTTACCCTTCATTTTCCAGGTTATTTTTTTAGTTATAAGAATCTTGATTTTTGTGCGTTATAGTTTTGTAATACTTCTGCAGCACTTAAAGCTTTATTATAAACTTTTACTGACGGCATTTTTCCATTTATAGGTAATAGTGTTCCGTTCTGGCGAGCAGCTATTCTTAATATTGCTCCTGTGTAAAAATATACATCTGAAGCGCTAACAGATGTATCTAATGCTCCGTTTCTGTAGATGTATTTAGTTGAACCATTGTAAGCTATTGTACAAGACTGCCATTCGTCATTTGGAAAATTAGTACTTACTAATTCACTTATTCCACCAGAACCATTTGGTGAGTGACCAAACTCTATTGAGTTACTACCTGCGCTATTTCTTTCTATTCTAAACACGGTATCTGCATCATTAGTGACATAAAATTGCATAAAAAAACAAGTAGCATTGCCTGTAACATTAAACCAAAAATTTACAGAAAAACCTGTAGACACTATATTCTGCCCAAAGCTTGTTTGTATGTAATCATCTGATCCATCAAAAGTCCAAGTACCTCCTTTATCTGTACTAAACCCAACACCATTATTTAATGTTATAGATTCAGAGGTTATTAAATCAGTACCTGTTGTGCCGCTGCCTGAGTAACTTCTTTCGCTACCCGCATCAACCGCAAATACTAATCCGTCTGTTATTATATCTGGTCCTGTGTACATTATAAAAATCTGTTTTTTTGTGCTTTATAATTTTGTAATACTTCAGCTGCTGTTAATGCTCTGTTGTAACATCTAGATAATGCAACAGATCCATCGAAATAAACACCAGCTTGACTTTTACCTAGATAAAAAGGTATTGAATTAAAAGTAACATTTGAGGTAAAATTTATAGTACCTTGCTGAACACCGTTTAAATACCCTACAGTAACTCCATTAGAAGCATTGTAAGTCAATGCAACGTGATACCAGGTATCTACAGATATAGTACCCGCTCCAGCGACCGCTGCGTGAGAAATATTTCCGTCATCAATTCTCCAAGTAAGTGTTGGTATGAAACCAATATACGTGTACTTAGAACTACCTCCGTCATAATTACCAATCACTGACTTTATAGTTCCAAAACTAGCTCCTCCTTGAGATGAGTTATCACTTTTGATCCAACCTTCTATAGTATGACTAGAAAGACCTAGGTTGTCTACTCCTATGTAATCATCAGTGCCATCAAAGTCCCAGTAACCTCCATTACTACTGCTAAACCCTACGCCATTAGTTAAAGTCCCATTGCTAGAACCTACCAAATCAGTAGCTACAGTTCCTGATCCAGGATAAGATCTTACTGATCCTGCGTCAACAGCAAAAACTAAGCCATCTGTTATTATATCTGGTCCTCCGTATGCTCCCATATTATTCTGGTGTGTTAGTGTCAGTCCATTCTGAAGTAGCCATTATTGCTAAAATTTCTTCGTGAGTGTAAGGTCCTTCGTATGAACTTAATGTTGATACAAACGCAGGTTCATCACCCTCCCATTTTAATACTGTTTGCAAACCATCAACTGATAGTCTAACTGTATCTTCTGATGTTTCCATAACTTCGTTGAAATCAACTAAAGATAATTCGTCTGCGTTTATTGTAATGTATGTTATCATAATCCAAATCTTGATTTTTGTGCGTTGAAATTTTGTAGTACTTCTGCCGCTGACAAAGCTTTATTGTACATTTTTACATTAGACATATCTCCATCTAAATAATAACCTGTAGAGTTGTTAGAGCCAAAATATAAATTTGAGGTATTTACAGTAAAACTTATACCTGTTCCAGACTGGCCAGCTAAAACTCCGTTTCTATATACGTAAATTTTACTACCGTCATAAGTTTGTGTAATAAAAACCCATTTATCAACATCGTTATTAAGCATATTACTTATGGTTAACTCAGGGCTTGAATCGTTGTCTGTGTAGACTAAAAATAAATTACCAGATCCAATTAAATGACCATAAGAGCTGCCAAAAGATCCTTTCATTACTGGGGACATATACGTTCCCGTTACTCTATTAAGATAAACTACATAAGATATAGTAAAAGCTTGGTTTGCTGTAAACTGAGGTGAATTTGCGTTAGCTATACTTATATAATCATCTGTACCATCAAATTCCCAATAACCGCCGTTAGCACTATTAAACGCTACACCATTAACTAAAGTTCCAGTAGAACTATCTATTATATTGCTAACAGTAGTACCTGATCCTGGATAGCTTCTTCCGCTGCCTGCGTCGATAGCGTAAATCAATCCGTCTGTTACTATATTTGGCCCTCTATAAAATCCCATATTATATTGCTCTTATTAATGATTTAACACTCCAGTCATCTGAAGTCACTGTTGCCACCAACCTCATATTAGCTCCTGATATATCTACACTTAACGTAACATCTGATGTGTCACCTAAGTCGTTAGTCGATGTTTCTGTAAACTCTACCAAAGGAGTAGAATCTCCGTTATGACAAGCATATACTGTACCTGATCTTACATTTGTACCTTTCTTAACTACAAAGTCAAAGAAAGCTGCTGTATACGTAGCGTGTGCTACCTGAGCAACCACTTCAGCTGCCGCGGAGTCTATATCTGTATTCTCTTGGTTTGATAGTAAAGTGTCTTTAATTTTTATATTACCATTAACATCAAGCTTTTCCCCAGGACTAGTAGTTCCAATCCCTACATTACTTGCAAACCAAGAATCGACAGTGCCTATTACGGCTTTTTCTGCATTCTTGCCCCTAAACCTAGCAATAGCACCATCAGAGTTTCCTCTATTAAATGTGGACTCTCCTCCGTCTACGTATAATTTTGTTCCAGGACTAGTTGTACCAATACCGACGTTACCTGATGCGGTAATACGCATTCTTTCTGTATTATTAGTACTCGCGCTTGTACCTGCTGACCTAAAGACCATTGAATTAGTTGAACCTGTTGCCCCTGCTTCTACTTCGTATGATATAGATGCTTTAACCCCTGCTCCTGCCCCTGAATTATCCGCTGAACCAAATTCAATTGCTCCAATTTGATCGCCAATTGACCAAGATGAATTATTAGTTGTACTTCCTAAGTGAATTATAGAGGTATTTTTAGCTCCAGATATACTAAGCTTTTCTGAAGGACTAGCTGTCCCTATACCTACTCGGTCGTTAGTTGTATCTACGAATAGGACGTTCTCGTCTACCGCGATTGTATTTAAAAAATTTATCGCCATTTAATTTGATTTAGGATTAACCTATTTTTTGAAGCAAAGCTCTAAAACTATCAACTGCTTGACTAGCTGCAAAAGTTATTGTTATTAGTCCAGATGCTCCACGTGTTACATCTGTATAAACAGTTTCCCCGCTTGATACTTCAACCAACTGAACCATTATAATGCTTGAGTCAAGACCTAGCCCATGAGTAGCTGCGTCTATAGTATAAGAAGTTCCTTCTTCTGCAGGGCCTGTGTTACTAAAAGATACTGACTCATTAACTAACGCTCCTAATTGGTCTAGTGTTAGTTTTATATTTATTCCGCTAACTGTATCATGAACAGGCATTATAGTCGTATCTGAAGCTATCGAACTAGCTAAAGCAGTTAAACTAGTTATATCAAATCCTACAACCGCAGTACCTGGAGATCCTGTAGGATAATCAACATCAACACCTGTTAAGGAAGTATCAGTAGCAGCGGCTACGTTACCAATACCTATTTGAGTAGCGCTAGCTAAGTCAATGTTATTTTGCACAGTAGTCCAATCTGTCAATGCTCCCTCGTCTGCAGCTAAATCAACTTCAGCTATAAGAACATCACCTACTCTTACTGCTTCTCCATAAAAAGTACCATCTGCTGTAACTGTATAAGTCCAACCTTTTTTAACAGCTATTTGAGTACCACGGTCATCTAATATAGGAGTGTTAGTATTAGCATCGTAACCACCTTGATACTCAAGTAGTCCAACTGTAGATGCATCAACGTACGCTTTAGTAGCAGCGTCTTGATCATCGGTTGGATCCGCAAGATCAACAACTTTATTACTACCCATGTTAAGTGGAGAAGCAAACTGATTTTCGTTTCCTTCTGAGGTTTGAACAATTTCACCAGTAACACTTAAATTATTTGTTACTGTAAGATCATTACCAATAGTAACGTCATCTGGTAAACCAATTCTTACTGTTCCTGGAGTAGGTGAATCTACTGCTATTTCGTTTGCGGTTCCAACAAAAGTAGTTGTCGTGTTAGTTGATTGTGTGACACTCCAACTTTGAGAACCAGCCACAACACCTAAACCTATAAGGCCTGAGTTTGTTATTATAGAGTTGCCCGCATTAGCTCCTGTACCTGGAGTTATAACAATACCTGTACCTGCTATCACACTGTCGGAACCTACTTCTTCCCACGCGTATGTTTCTGATCCTACATCAAATCCTGTTTGTACCGTTACTTTTAACGCTTGTGAAGTTGTGTTGAAATATATTTCACCCGGAGTATCAGGGGTCGGTTCTGTTCCTAGATTATGTATCCTAGCACTTTCAAGAGAGTTCTTGTTAAGGTTAACCGTGTTTAAATAATTAATTGCCATGTTCTTTTATTTTTAGCTTGTTTTTTTTAGTTAAAGTATGCTTTGCCTGCAAATGCGGCTGAAAATTCTAATATTACATTATTGTTGTCTACATATGTGTAATCACCTACTACAACAGACTTTGCTGTATCTACAACCGTTATAGACGGAAATTTATTTAACCCGTGATTCACCACTTTAGGATTTCCATCGCCCCAAATTGTTGCAGGTATTGTTTGTTGATATACAAAAGTTTTATCCCCTGCGTTACCCCCAAAAGTAAAGTTAATTATATCGTAGAAGTTATCGATGTTTATACTACCATTACCTCCTAGAAAAGATAAGTTAATCGTATAATATTGATCATTACCAGGGTCTACTTCATACGTGTTAACAGTGTAGTGCCCAAAACTTTCAGTATCGTTTTGATTCATTATTAATATCTCTTGATCAACAAGAAATTGCACATAAGCTACAACTTGCTTATTAGACAAATCTTTTTTAGATATTTTAAACTCTGTAATATTAGAAAAAGGTGTACCATCCCCATTTCCAGCTGCGAAAGCCATTGTTCCTGAACCATCAAACGGTGTATCTACAAACTTATAATTAATTTGACCCGCAATAGACACCTTACCTTTTACATTAAGGTATTTAGCAACGGCCTCCGCAGTGTATTGCTTAGTTTGTCTGTTATACGAGTCAGTTCCTATCCAAGCATCTTTGTCTTGAATGTTAATGTCATTTGGATAAGAGTTAATTATTGGCATATCTTAATTAATGTACTATTTTTAGTAAATCACCTGTTCTATATATCGCTCCCACTGTTAAACCTGCATTAAATGCTGCTGTATTGTCTGCGTATTCTACTATACCAACAACCTGTAGTTTAGAAGTAGGAAAAGTTGTACCGATTCCAATAGCTCCTGAATTTATTTCAAATATACTAGAGTTAGAAATCGTGTTACTTGAAGAAAACATAGGTATATAACCAATAGTACCGTCAGCTACTTCTGGCACTAGGTCTAAAACATCACTTATTGTTGTGTTTTTAGTTGGATTACCAACAACTGGGTTAGCTTCACTAGCATCGTAAGTCTCTGTGAAGATTAATAAGTCACCTAGTTTAGGTGCTTTTAGCGGATAACTTGATATTTCTGCCATGTGTTATTTTTTAGATTGTTTTTTCTCGGCCTTTGTACCGTCTTTTTTGTGCTTCGCTTGTGTTCCACCTCTATTATGAGATGACGATGTGAATCTACCAGTATTATGGTCGTAGTCCTTACCAACTAAGTAAGCTACACCGTGTTTTTTAACCGCTGCTCTTCTCTTTTTCTGACTATCAGCTCTTTTTCTTTTTCTATCAACTGAATTTGCTGCTGCTAAGTCACGAACCGCCTTTGCTTTTGCTGCCGTAGGCGATAACTTCTGTTTACCCATCGTTATTCTTTTATATATCATATATACTTACACGAATACGCTCTGATTTACAACAATAATAAATACCAATAGTATGACAATAGCCCGTTACTATATACCTTATAAGGCTAATGTCACAGTTTTTAAAAGGTATTAGATATATTGGGGTATGGGGTTGCCCCCTATCTCCCTGACTTTCAACGACTTACCAAACGGTTTTCATTTCACCGGGTCCCCCTATTTTTTTTACGTTTTTTTATATATATACTTGGTTTTCAATCGGTTAGATCTATTGTTTTATGTTTTTTCTGAGGTATTTTTTATATTTATTTTATTTTTTTACAAAGAAATTACGATGTGTTGTAGATAATATATTTGTAACAACTTAATAATAATAATTTAATTTAATAACAATGGAAAATTTAAAATCAAAAAGATTCGTAGTAAGAAAAAGTTTAATTGGAAAAAATCAAATCATTGAAGTAACATTCAAGAATGGTAAAGTTGCAAAGTATAATCATGATAGTGCATATGAATGTATGAAAGAGAAATTAGAAAAAATGAATTGTTGGGAAAAATACAAAAGTTATACTTCATCAAGTAGTATTCCAGTGAGTGTTAGATCAGTATTAATTACTGACTAACATTTACAAAG